AAATGATTGAAAGTCTTTTGTATACCAATCTTTAAATGTATCATAACCTGCGTCATCTTTACCACGACCAAGTTCTAATTCACCAATGAAATCTAGTTTATAACTTTCTTGTCTTGTTGGTATAAACCATTTGTATAAATCTAAGTAATCTAAATTAACAATACCATATAATTGATAGATAGTTTGTGGTCTACCTCTTACATGTATTTCTTCTCTATTGATTAGATTCCAAGGCGACATTCTGTTTGCAACTTTATCGCCAGCTAGTAATCTAATTCTATTCATCAAATAAGGCAAGTCAAAAAATTTAGTATTCCAACCTGTAATAATATCTGGATATTGTTTGATCCAGAATTTCATAAATTCAAATAGTAATTGTTTTTCGTTTTTACATTTTATATAAGTTACATCTGGTCTATCAGTTACAAAATCACCAACACCCCAAGTTATGATTTGTTTGTTAGATTGATTTTTAACTGTAATACAAAGTAGTTCTTCTACTGGATTTTCTACATCAGGAAAACCACCTTCACAAGTTGTTTCTATATCAAGTGTAAATATTTTAATCTGATCTTTGTCCCATTTAATATCTTCAGGATATTCAGAACCAATATACTGATAGTGATATCTTTCTAAACCAAATATAGGGGAGTTTTCTGTAGCTGTATCTCTTTTAAATCTTCTAGCGTCTTTGATTGTTTTAAATTCTATAGGTTTTAAAAACTGACCATGTAAAGTTTTATATTGTGAATGCTCTTGTGTTAATGCATAAAGAGTAGGACCAAAGTCAATCTTTTCTTTGTATTCTTTACCATTTAGAATACCACGTATTAATAATTTACCGTTATGTTCAATTACATTTTTATAAAAGTTCACTTGACCTCAATTCTACTGCCATACCATCTAGCTCTTTTGTTAATTTCACTTGACAACCTAATCTACTTCTACCATCAATAAAGTCTTTTTCATATTCTAATAAATCTATTTCAGGACTATTATAATCTATTTGACCTAATTTGTCAACCCATTCACCTGTTAAATAAACATGACAAGTTGCACAGGCACACGCACCCCCACAAGTAGCAGGTATCTCCTCAATAGGTACATGACTATGAAACTTTGCAGCTTCCATAATAGTCGTACCTTCGGGTGCCTCTACTCGTATTTTAGATCCGTTTCTAACAAAGTAGATTGTTACCATTAAACTTTTGGTATTACGTTCTCTGTTATTAGCTCTGATTTTGGTGTAATGATATTACTTGTATTTGCCGTATAAGAAGCTAATATCTCGTCTTTAGGTTTTACACTCGTTACCACTTTGTCCTGTGATATTGTGATTTTGTCTTCACTCGTATATGGCATATACGGGGTCATCATCAAACTTACAGGTTGGCCTGGTGCTTTTTGTGTGGGAATAATAACACATGGTTTGTTTAACACATAATTACCCATTGTGTCTTTTTCTAACTTAGATATTACATCTTCACCGGTTGTTAATCTTAATATTTTCGTTTCCATAATTTACCTTTCACTATAATATAACACAAAATTGAGGATTAGTCAATGCTGTATTTGGTTGTAATAACATATTTTCTTTGAGGATTGACCATAACGTTCAATCTATTCATAAATGCACGGTCCATAAGAATTAAAGTTCTCTCATCTCTATCGTCCAATGTGAATTCCACGTCATTATAGACGCCTCCAGCAAACTCCACGTCTAGCTTCACAACGTATCTGGTCTCGTCATAATCACGTAATCCGCCTACGGAAATCTCTTCCTTACGTATAATTTTAGAGGTTATAGTCTTATCTAATAAAGTCCATGTTATTTCATTTCCATTAATTTTGTATTTGTCAGTATGTATAACTGGCATACCAGAGTTACCAGTATCAAACTTGGCAACAATTTCTCCAAATGGTTTAATGGTAACCACTTCTTTATACCCACATTCTGTAGGTACGGAAAATCTATTATCTTTATTTGCGAAGTGTTGTATAACTTCTTTTGCAATATTCATACCAGTAGCGTCTTCAATACCCTCTGTTCCTGGAGAAGAGTTAACTTCTAACATAAACGGTGGTTCTTTTGTTCTATTTTTACTTGGTATAAAATCTACTGCCGTCCAAAAACCACCTACTGCTTTTGCGGCTTTTAAACTTTCTTCTATTTCTAATTCTGTTAATTGTATTTTTTCTGGTTTTGAACCTTGCGATACGTTTGATCTAAAATCTCCTTCAATAACTGGTCGTTTCATAGCTGCTAATACTTTACCACCTAATACTAAAACTCTTACATCATAATCTGTTTTGATATATTCTTGTATTAATAAATCTGCGTCTTCATCTTGTTTATGAATTAACTGTACAATAGAATCTAAACCTTTAGGACTATCTACAAATAAAACACCAACACCTTTACTGCCTCGTAAAGTTTTTAAAATTAAAGGAAACTTTATATCTGAATCATCAACAATCTCATTTACTTTTTCTGAGTCGTTTATTAAAACTGTTTTTGGTTGTGTAAGACCATAATCTGCAAGTCTAAGTGCCGTTCTATACTTATCAGCACACATGTTAATTGTTGTTCTAGGATTTATAACTGTTATATTAGCTCGTTCCAAAATGGAAACAAAATCCATCCAACTATCTTTACGTGTAATACTACCACGAATAATAGCAACAGTATTACTGTCAATATCAAAACCTTTTTTATCATCTTTGTTATGAAATTTTCTTTGTCCGTTTTCGTATGTAGAATAACCACCAGTAAGTTTAAACAGATAATGTTTGAAACCTAACTTATCGCACTCTTCTTTTAGTCTATCAGCTGTATGAAATGTTTTTGCCTGTTCAGGCTCGTCTGTAATAATTAACAGACGTAAAAAAGGTTTATCACCTTTTTGTTCATTTATAAAATCTGTAAACTTTGGTACTTGCATTATTCATTAACTTTGGATTTATCTTCTTCAACAACCTTTTTACCAATGTTATATTTGGCTGTCAAGTTCCAATCTTTCTTTTCTTTAAATGGTAATACTTTTATTTGACTTAATGGTGCTTTGTTTTCTGCGTCAGCAGGTTTTACAATGTCAATTAATCCCCAATCAGATAATAAAATAGCAATAGTGTTTCTTCTTTGTATATCGTTTTCTACTAATGTTGCTTTTTTACCGTCTAATGCAAATAATTCCTTAAAATGCACTATGTAATATTTACCTTGTTTGTGTAATATATGACATGATTGATAAAGTGTTTTATCTTTTCTACTTGCTACACCAATTCTAGTTAGTGTTTCTCTAATTTTTAAAAAATCATCTGGCTGTTTGATAGTTACCTCTAACATACTATCAGACGACCATGCTATCTCTTCACTCATTTTTTCTTTCTCCCGCCTTTATTTAAAGACTCTTTTATATGTTCAATTTGTTTATCCGTTAGTATATCCAGAGCTTGTTTTGCCTTAACATTGCTGTATCCATAATACTCTTTCACATACTCCATATCTCTCAACTTGGCTTGTGATAACCACTTACCACCAAATCGCTTCTTTTTTCTAATACTATTTATGTAAAAGTGAAATTGTAATTTCTTATCTAAGAAGTGAAAACCATTCATTTCATTGGCAGCTGCCAAGGTGTCGTAATGCATAGATAAACATTTATTGATTATAAAAGGCGGATACTTTTTAGTCCACGTTTTATCTTCCGTATCTAATAAATTCTCTTTTGTAAAATTAATTGCATTTAAATAATCTTTCAATTCGTACATAATAACCTCAAATAAATTTAGGACCTTCTAAAAAGAAAGCCAAGCTTTTTCTTATACCAGATATGACCGGTTTTACTCTATGTAATATATAGGATTTAAATAGAATGATATCTCCTGGTTCAGAAAATTCTTTAATGTGCATAATCTCACCTGTATTTAATTCAAAATCACCACCCTCATAAGGACTATCTGATAAATTTACCAAAGCAGTTAGTTTTAAATCGTACTTGTCCTCAGACGTAGCTGTATCTACATGCCAATCGTATTTGTGATTGTCATTGCCTGAATACACATTGTAATTGATTGTCTTATATAAGTTTATTTGGTGTAGATTATAACCAAAGTGTTTGTTATTTACATCTAATAATATATGTTCAACATCTTCCATAACTGGTCTTAAATTTGACCATTGTATTATCTTGTTAAGACTATGTTTGCCTGTAGCTCCCATGTCTTTTGGTTCTTCAAAACCTGTATTACAAATCTTGTTAATCTCACTTATTCTTTCTTTGTTAAGAAAGTTTTTTATATAATAATAATCCATTATCTATTTCTTAAATCGTTTTCTTCCCATATAGTGGTCACCTGGCTCATAATTCCATCGTTTTCCATGATGTCCTCTTATATCGGCATAAAACATTCTTAAACGAACAATCAAAGTTCGCAAGAGCGTTCTACTTGCCATCTTTTACTCCTTTTATATCTATTTGAATTTACAACTTGCCATAATTTCTGTCAAGCAAGCGACCATATTTATCTCTTGGTCAGCTACGAAAGCGGATTTATATTGATATCCGGCAATAATTAATATGGCTTGTGGTATTGATTTTGAATCTAAATTCTCATAAAGAAAGTCATAAACACCTCTGAATAAACTAGATGGTTCTTTGTCTAAGTTATCTACCACCCATTTTCTCATATCGTTAAATTTCTTATCTTTTAACGCTTTTATTAGACCTTTGTAACTAGCTTCTGTTAGATTAAATAAGATACCACTATCTATTTTACCTCTTACAGAATACCTTTGAAGTTCGTTTATAGTTCTTCTAAAGTCTGGATAATGTTTTTGTATGAGTTCAGCAAGGACTTTTTTGTCAAATTCTATCTTTTCAATCTTTAGAATATCACACAATCTAGTCAATAACTGGTTGGCGGTTTTTACCTTTTGACCATTCTTAATTGCAAAATCAATTACAGTACACCTACTATGAAGTGGATCTATAATCTTATTCTTAAAATTACAAGTAAGAATAAATCTACAATTTTTGTAAAAGGTTTCTATAAAGTTTCTTAAAGCAGGTTGTACAGACTCAGCATTCATATAATCTGCCTCATCTAATATAACTACTTTATGACTTTTTTGACCAGTAAGAGATACGGTACTTGCAAAGTTTTTAATCTGATTTCTTAATGTATCAATGTGTCTTCCTTCGTCTGAACCATTGATAACAATATAATCTAAATCAAGTTCTTCACATAAAGCTTTTGCTACGGTAGTTTTACCTGTACCTGCACTACCTGATAATATAATATTTGGTAGTTCACCTTGTTTAACAAAGTTGCTAAATGTTTTCTTAGTTTCTTCTGGTAAAATACATTCTTCTATTTTCTTAGGTCGGTATTTTTCAACCCATAAATGATCTGACATAATATAAACTCCACTTTATTCATCATATTTAACGGTAACCTCATAGCCACCTTTTCTATCTGTTTTATTAAAACGAGCTATCAGGTTCTAATGCAATCCAATATTGAACAGGTTTATTTCTGTTAATAAAATGGGATATATTTTTTACTGAAACAGCAACATCATAATCGTCTTCAATCATTTTAAAGTTTTCAGTTCTAAAATATGCCGTAAACGATTTATCTGATTCGCCTACTTCAATTGAATACTCGTTAGATGTATTGTTCTTTTTATCAGTTGCCACCATAGCAATAGTTTTACCATTACCTTTTACAGCAATATCTGGTAAGTTAAGAGTAGTAGCTGCCTTCATTAACTTATTCATCTGTTCTTTTTTAAATGTAAAAGACACATGTTTATCTGGCATTGTAATACTCTTTGTTGGTGCAACAATAACTGATTTGTCAGCAAAGAAATATTTAATTGATTGTTTACTATTAGTATCTTTAATAGTTAAGTTTTGACCACCATTAAAATTTAATTCAGACTTATCAAATAAGTCAACTGATCTTAAAAATTCTGGTAAGTCATAGATAGCAAACTCTGATTCAAACTTCTCTGTAATTTCAGCTTCTGCTAAAATATTCTTAGCAGTAGAAATAGTTTGAATAGTGTTTCCTGGTTTTACTAATATATTTTGATTTATATTAGAAAAGTTTTTTAATACATTTACTGTATCGCCACTTATGTTCATATTCACTCCTTCATTAATATAGTTAAAAACATAATATTATACTTCATCAAAAATGTCAAGGCTGGAAAAACATGCCTACTGATATTCTATACCAAGGCATATCTTCTATTATTGGCATTGCGTCATGCAAGTAGTTGGATCTAAACACAACAAAATCGCCTGGTTTAAATGGTATAGAATCACCTTCTACTTGAAGATGTCCACCCCAATTATCTTGCCATTCTGGTGTTAAGAATCCTATCATTGAATACATTTCTGGACTGCCGTCTTGGTGGAAATCAAATGCATTTCCTTTTTGTTGAGCATTCATTTGTATTCTATGAATTTTATGTACAGGTAATTGAAAATTATATTTTTCTCTAAGCTTACGATTTACGTTGCCTGCAATACCTGAAAAGAAACCTGTTAAAAACGGATTAAAAGATTGTCCGTCTGCAAAAATTCTGTTTGAAGCATATGTATCAGAATAAGTTTTCTGACCTGCATATGAGCTGCCTAATGACCAACTTTGTGTCAATAACATATCGTAAATAGGAAGTAACTCCTGTTTAGATATAATGTTTTCGCAATAATATATGTCTGTCATTTTATTTTGGAGCGGATACTTGGTACTGCCCCAAGTTCCATGAGTTGGTAACCCATTGTAATACTTTTATACTATATCCGCTCATTGTTATTAATATAACACAAGGCGCCGTTATTGTCAATGCTGGAACGGCGCCTCATTATTATTTAATCCTGGTCTTCAATAAGGTCAATATCCTCATCATCTAAACCAGACAATTTCTTACTTTTACCGTTTAGTTTCATTACATCACGTAGTATAATATAAGTAACTGATTCCAACGGTTTGTTAGAAATTCTGTTTTCGGTCAAAGATTTCTGACTATTACCTTTTACACTTGCATATGAAACAAGTTTGTTTTCAATATCTGCGTCTGTAAAATTAGTGTTATCAGATTTTCTCAATACAGCTCTTGTGTTTGCCAATGCAATTACAAGATATGCACCTACTGAGATATCTTTAGACCATGCTGTTTGTATAGCGTTAGAAGCAAAAACAAAATCATCATCTGTAATGGTTTTCTTAATTGCCTCTTCATCTATAATTTCGTGGTAACCTAGTGATTTCTCAACAAAGGCGAAACCACCCATGTTCTTACCACCTGGTTTCAAACCACAAACGTTAATGTTAGCCATGTGCAATACACTTGCCATCTTTTTAGCCTGATCTTCGCCTTTGGCGTATCTAGCGAAAAAGATTTCAGCTGCACCCATAACTTCATTCTTAGCATTTCTAGCTAAAAACAATTCTGCCTCATAACGTCTTGCTTTCTTTGAATCAAATTCATCTGCATGGTTATAAGTAGAAGCGGCTATCTCCGTCATTTTACAAAGTAGTGCCATAATAGAACGTCTAAATCCGTCCCAAACAAACTTCTTACCGTTTGATCGGACAGCAACGTCTATGTGACCTGCTTTTTCTTTAGAGAAACCTTTACTTGTTTTTAGATTTCTAAGTAGATTTTTTAGTTTAAGTTTTCTTTGATAATTTAGATCAACGTATAGTTCATCTAGTTTAACGACACTTTCACCTTTACCAAAAGTTGCTTCTACAAAAGATTTTAGAGTTTCTTCTTTAAAAGTTTCGCACTTTAGAATAATAGCTACTATGTCTATTAGTTTATGTTCGCCTAAAGGAAGATTCTTTAGAGCGGTGTTGACTTCATCAAAAGTCATTTTGCCTGTTGTGGACATGTTATTACCTTTCTTTAACGTAATGTTAAGTTATGTAAGTCCTGAGGATTTAATATCCTCAATTATCACTATATTATATATCCCACAAATTGTCAATGGTGGAATAAAATGGGGGCCGAAGCCCCCAATGTGGCGGGAATGAAGGGACTCGAACCCTCGGCCTCCTGCGTGACAGGCAGGCGTTCTAACCAAACTGAACTACACCCCCAATTTTTTATTTAATGTTGATTGTTCTTGCTTTTTTGTGGTCTGGTACAATCTTCTCTAAA